ATTGCAGCCCTCAACCTCTTGATGCTGAGAGTTGGGAACTCCAACTTAATGCCTTGCTCATTAAAAGGCCCGAAGTAGCGGACGCCAAAACCAAGAAAGTCCAAGTCCACGTAAAGTTCACGGTCAAGAGTGCCCAAAACGTCGTTCTGGACAAGCTCCGTCTTCATGGTAACACCTTGCATGGCGAAGATTGGATCTAAAGCACCTTGCTGGATTAATTTGGTCCAGTCACTGCCCTTCTCCAGAAGGCGCTTTAACAGCGTTGACTTATGTTGTGATCCGTATGCTTCCTCAATTTTGGCCCACTCATCAGGGCTCAGGTGGTCAACATTATGCGTTTTGTTGCGGACAGCCACTATGCACGAGACAAGTATTGCCATTTTAATGCAATTGATGTCGGCAGTGCCTGGATAACCAGACGATAGCCAATCGGTTTTAATGACTGTGTTGCCTATAAGAACTGGGGCTGAAACCATCTGTGAGTAGGAGATTGCAGAAAAGGCATCCCAGGTTTTCGGGTCGACATTCTCGTATTGTTTGTGGAAGAATTGGAGGTAGAAGTCGACATCCTCCCGTGAGTGGGAGCACTCCATCTTCTCTCCGTCCATAGAAACCCACCTCATCGTGCCGTTAAGCTTGTGCGCGATGAATAGGTTATCAGCCATGAATAAAATCATCATGGAGTCATCTTGTGCGTCCCTCATTGCTTGTACGAGTGTTTTGAAGAAACCCTTCGTGGGGCTAAATCCCTGTAGATTGTAGTTCCCATGAGGTATTGCACCAGGATGAAATCTTAAAGTCTGCTGGTTAAAGTCAGGCCTATTCTTGAAGATAGGGTTTTACACCAGCTGTGGCAGAATGGTGACAGGGAAGCTAAGTGCGCATATGTTTCTTGTCTTCTCATCCCATTCACTTCTCTTGTAGACTTCTACTTTGGGTTTGAAGAACTGTAACGCCATTGGATGCTTCCCGAACCACTACTTAGGTTATTCTGCTGCCGTAAGGTTATTCATGAGCCATTGCCCGCTAGCCAGTAAAGTGCCAAGCCCCGTGGTTTCATTCTTCTGAGTAGCATTACCGCAGAACGGGCCTGAGCTCGAGCTCATGTTGACGGTGACGGCATTAAGTGTTCCCCCAGTGCCTGAATCCGTATACTAGGATTGCGTGGCACTTATGAAATCTTTGATGTCGACGTAGTCGTTGTAACTTGGTAAGTCGTGGGTGTCGAACTATAATGCGCG